TCCGAGACGCTTGACATGGAACAAAAGGTGGAGATCGTGTCAAAACTTGACCCTGTGCTGAAGACATCGGTGTTCATCAACTTCATCATGATCCGCAAGTGGTTGTCGCGTTCCTATCCTTTTCTCTTTCCTCCTCCTGCTGAGGAGGAAGAACCTAAAGAGGACGCAAAGAAGCATAAACCTCGACCCACTGACTGGCTCGCCATCTTCGATGCTTTCATGGGCGATGATGTGGCGTTCATTGACCGTTACAAGCGGATGGCAGCGCTCGATGCCTTCAGGCTCATGAACAGACGCATTAAGGCGTCGAAAGAAAGATCTTAATTTTTTATTTGATTATTATGAACATTTCTGTTGTAGCATCTTACCTTGAACAGCTGTGCCGAGAGCACAAGCTTGTCGCTCACTCTGACTCTGAACAGCATTTTGTGAACCTTAATGATGACAAGAGGGCTACGGCACTCGTGAATGAACTGCATTATCCCGCGGTCTACTTCGAGGCCAATGAGTTCGCGCTGTCGGTGTCGTCGGAACAGGTGCGAAAGAGATACACTTGTCACATCGAGGTCTTCGCACATGTAGCCGACACTTCTGACTATGCCGAGGTTGAAAAGGCTCTTGCTACGACAGAATCTATTGTGATAGACCTGTTCGTGCGCATGGCGCGTGACAGGCGCTGCCGTTCGCCCAAATGGCTCACGCTACTTAGTGGACTTGACAACTTGAAGGTGTTGCCGTTGCAGAATGAGCACAACGCTCTGTATGGCCACATGGTGGAATTTGAAATTTCAATAGACTCTTGCACTATAGACAGTATAAACAATTTTACAATTACAGACAATGGCTAAAACTTTCGATTCGCTCTCTAATACCGCCGAGACAATACGCACTAATGTGCTGCCCGATTCCAACACAGCTGCTCTCGTCGGCCAGATGCTTAAAGACATCATTGACAAAATTCATGAGGTCAACACCAGCTCGTCAGGAGCTGTCACTGACATGGTTTGCAACCCGTCGGCGGATGCTACGTCGGTGGTGTTGGCGTTTACTCTTACGGCAGGAGAGAAGACCGTCACTCGTAGAGTCTCGTTGCCGTTACTCTCTGCTTCTTCTGCCGGCATCATGACACCAGAGCAGCTTACTGGGTTCACGCAGTCGGTCAACACTGTGTCACAGAACCTGCTCAAGCTTTCTGACAAGGTGGATGACAACGCGCGTTCATTGAAGACGATGTCGTCTGCTATAGGCGACGAGAAGTCGCAGCGCGAAAAGGAGAATAAGACTTTGAGGGACTTGATCAAGAGTGTTGCTTCTGACCTTCATGACTTCTCTGAAACTAAAGGCAAGGCTAAAGGCTTGGCTCCTTTGGATGATTATGGACTCGTGCCTGAGAGCTTTCTGCCTTCAGGCGTGTTTGACGTGGTCATGGTGGATTTTTGGGATGCAGACAAACAAAACGTGGAGGGGGCTTATTGCTTCGCTTCGGCAGACAAGTCGCTGACACGTTGCCGTCTCGTCAACAACACTGAAGAAGGGGGCAAATATGTGTGGGAGCCTGTGGCTTTGTCTACTAAGGTGATTTATGTCGATGCTGTTGGGCATGCTGCATACACTTGGAACGGAACGTCTATGCAGCAGATCTCACAGCCTCTTAAGCTCGGACGCACTTCAGATACGGCTTTCCCAGGCGATAGCGGTGCGGCTTTAGAGAATAGCGTGTCTTTGCTGAAGATGCGCTCTGCGCTTGTGCCGTTTGTTAACGTCAATGTTATCAAACAGCAGAACTATACGCTCGAGCTTGCCATCTCAACGCTCTGTAGCCACACGGGGCTGTCGTCAGCTTATGGCGATGTGCGTGTCTATGGCATGCTTATTACTTACCGTAAAGATGCTTCGCATTGGGAGATCAAGCAGTATTGCGGCCCTTCCATCGATGATGATGATTTCAGAAACACTGACAACTGGAAAGATGTCGGCAGCGGTGGCTCGGCAACGGTGTTCAACCCTACGGTGGAATATCCAATTTCTGGTTATTACACTCTCTATGATCCTGACAATGCTGCTGCTTCTGCTGTCGATGCTGCGCTTAAGGCTGGCCGTGCTTCGCTTGGCTTGCTGCTCACTATTCAGGTCTCTAAGAAGATTTGGAAAACGTATCAGTATATCGGATCTACGCTCGACAAGTGGCAAGATGTCTCGTATTGGCAGGACTTTGGTTCGCTTGCAGCAGGATCTGAAAACTATATAAACATTAACAACTTGATAGATGGCAATGCACCGGTGGTCTACTATACGCTGTCATCTGCCGTTGCTGGTCTTCTCAAGTTTCAAGAGAACAACTCTGTTAGCTATATTAAGCGAGGACTTATCATCTCGTTTCTCTCTGGTCCTAACAAAATTCAGTCTTATCAGTTCCATGGCGATAATATTAATGATGCTTCACAGACTGCTGATGGAGCTACGCTGTGGCAAGAGTTTGGCAAGAGCGACAAAATTAATGTCGTTGACACGCCTACTGAAGGAGGTAAAGATGCGTACAGCACAGGTGGCGCTTATGATAACACACCGACTGACATCTCTGTCGAGGAGGATGAGGGCGGCGTGTATAAGTTCGCGCTCACGAACGCAAAGGGCGACCAGATAGGTGAGCAGAAGCAAATCGTTATTAAAGGTGGTGGCGGAGCAGTGCAAGCTACTACCGTTAGCATCGCGCTGAAGAAGTCGACCGTTTATGGCGCCGTTGGCTCTAAAATGGTTATTGAAGCTGCTGTGATGTCGGTGACGACAACGCCGTCAGGTGACTCGCTGAACTCGATCGCACGCATTGATCTCGTGGATAGAGCGACAGGATCTGTGCTGCAAACTCTTAATGTCAACACTGAATCGTCTGCTAACTTGACTGACGATTTCAAATTCGTTATTGACATTTCTGAGTATTTCGCTTCTACTGCTGGCTCTCGAGCTTTCCGCATCGTGGCTTATGACGATGGCGAACATTCGGGCAACAAGAATGTTTCTGCCATCGGTGTAGATGCCACAGTGGTGTCACGACAGACCCTTAACTATACTGCGTCAACGGCGGTGACTGTAGGAGAAAAAGCCGTCTCTATACCTTTGTATGCCTTCCCTAACAATGCTTCGTCTAAGGGTATAAGAACGACGGTTGAGATGTTCTACAACGACAGCTGGCACACTGTCGATGACTCTGTGGTTACTGATGTCTTCACGCATGCCGTGGCTTTTGACCCTCAAAAGCTTCAGCTGCAACATGGTGCTTACCACATCCGTATCCATGGCACTGATGTGGCCTCGGGTGTTAGTGGCAATTGGCTCTATTCGGCAGTCATGTTTGTTGATCCTGACAGCACTGAGCCTATTGTGGCCATGAGATGGTATGACGACGGCTCAGCTAAGAGACAGCTCTACCAAACGGTGAGCTTGGATGTGGCTGCTTATACACCAGGGAAGCAGCGCACTGAGGTTAGTGTGATGATGCAGGTGGGCGAGGCCCATGCGTCTGCTATAGCACAACAGAGCATGTCAAAAGATCGCTCTTACACCGTCTCTAAACGTTTGTCGGGCTTAGCTTCAGGCAGCAACATTAAGTTCTGGGCGGAAGCGGCGGCTGCAAAGACGGCGGTGTGTGAACTGACCGTCGAAGGGTCTATGATTCCTGTTGAGACAACTGCAGGAGCTGTCTTCGACATTGATTTCTCTTCTCGTTCTAATAGCGATGCTGACAAGACTATCACGGACAATGGCGTGTCTATCGAGGTCTATGGCTCTAACTACAGCACAAACGGATTTGTGAGGGACAACTATGGGTCTGATGATTACGGCAAGACTGATGATTCGGGTAACCCGACAGGACGCATGGCTCTACGCATTGCGGAGGATGTTACGGCCAAGTGTGATTTCAAACCGTGGTCAAATGCTTCAACAGAGACGACGGGCATGGCTATCTCATTCACTATCAAGCCGTCTAATGTGGCAGACTCGAAAGCGCGTCTTATAGATGCGCTTGGCGACGGCCTCATAGGCTTCTATGTCACTGGAGAGAAGGTGGTGTTTACATGTGATGGCGAAAAGTCTACTATGTACACAGCTTATATGCCTATCTCGACAGATAAGGCGACACGCGTGGACATTGTTATTGAACCGTCTGCTATTGCTCCTTATAACGGCATTGGTGTCGTTAAGCTGTTTGGAGACGGTGAGGAGCGTGGAGCATGTGCTTATAACAAGAACGCGCTGCCACAGAACGACAATGTCATTAGATTCGATGGCACGCTTGCTGACCTCTATCTCTATCAGATGACTGCATGGAACACCTATTATCAGTTCAGACAGGCTTTCAACAACTATCTTGCGACCATGCCTGACACTGATGCGATGATCAAGGAGTATGAAGCGAATGATGTGATGCAGAGCCAGACGGCTGAGAACACAACGAAAGACCGTCCTACCATCGAGGCCTGCAAGAAAGCTGGACTCATAGTGATGGTGATGGTAAAGAGTAAGGACACGCCTGACACTGAGGATCAATACCCTGGCTATCTTGACACGCTCGATGGTGACAAGAAAACCAAACGCCTTTATGACGTCTATCTGTACTTCCCGGACCGTCCATGGCAAGACTGTGTTATCAGAAACATGGTCATTACCAACCAAGGCACAACGTCTTCGTTGAGACCTGACAAGAACAACAAGGGCAAAACAAAAGGAGCTGTTATTATTTTGCTTCACAGTCGTGATGAGTTTAGTGGAGCTGACCTCGCTAAATTTGACGAGGCGCTTGCTAACGCCAAGAAAGGAAAAATTAAAATCCTCGAGAATAGCGTGGCGACGAGCATCATCACATGGAAGGTGGACTACTCCGATTGCACAGGTGCAAACAACGGCGCTGCTTGCGAGTTGAACAACCGTCTTATTAGAGCTCTTGGTGCTGAGTATATGCAGCCTTCACAGAACGCTTATACTGGTTCCGCAGAGATCAATCCGTCGGTGGCGAGTGTGCCGTGCGCTTTCTTCCGCACAGACAAGTATTCGCCTGATGCTACGAATCCTACTTATGCCTACTTCCATGTTAAGGCCAACATGAATGAGGACAAAGGTGACGCTAAGGTCTTTGGATTCGAGGGGGTGGACGGTTATAACAAGAACTGCTTGAATTATGGCGATTTCAAAGAGCTTGTTGCTGCCCGCAACCAAGACTTTGAGGAGTTTAAGGCGCAGACGCTTGCTGATACCTCTAAGCTTGATCCTGGTGTCATTTATATGATGTCTGAGTTCTGTGGACCGAAGACGGCTTTCATCGAGAATGACGGAACAGGCCATTTCGTTGAGACGGGAGAGGTCGCGGATGCTGTGCAGCTTGAGAAGACGCTGGCTGAATTGATCGCTGCTGATGTGGCTGGATATGACTGGAGCGAGGTGTATAAGACTTCAGACGGCAAGTTCGCTAAGTATGAAGGAGGCAAGTGGAAAGAGACTACTGGTTCCATGACTTATGACAAGGCTACAAAGCGTTGGCAGGTCGTTGGCCGTGTGCTTAATCCTACGCAGTGCTATGAGCATTTGAAATATAATGGCATGAACTGGTATCAGGGCGTGAACTCGGTTGATGACATGTTGCGGCTTGATCCTGCTACAGGCAAGCCGATTTGGTTGTCGCACTACGAAAGCCGTTACCCTGACGATGACGACCTTAATGCTCTCTATGAGAGCGGCAAGAAGGTGCCGTATCACTTCTTCAAAAACCTGTTGTGGATGCAGCAGTGTAATCACCACCTTACAGAAGCTGATGGCGACATTACGCTCGATGGTAAAACGGTGCCAGGAACTCGGGCTAACCGCGCAAAGAAGTTTGCTCATGAGTTGCACTTGTATTGGAGAGTGAAGCCTGCTCTTTATTATTTTGTGTTTACAGATTATCTTAATAGTGTCGACCAACGTTCTAAAAACATGATGCAGACTCTCATGCTCTGCATCGATGGAATCATCAGGTCCGATTTCAATAATGTCTATGATGGCGACTGTAATCTGGGCTCAGACAATGACTGCGGTCTGACTATAGATGATTTGCTCAATCCGTTGCTTGTCGGCGAAGGTGAGGAGGGCAGACTGTTCCAAGGCTGGGACAGCGTGTTCTTTCAACGCCTTAACGAGAACCCTGTTATCTGGCTTGATGATTACAAGGAGGGAGATGAAAACAGTGGCTTCACTGACAAGTCGCGTTTCGTGACGTTGCATGATGTAGCTGCCGAGATGCGTAACGCAACGGACAAGCAGGGGCTTAAGGTCTTCTCTTATGATGGCCTATATCAGATCTGGATGACTAAGCGCATTCATAAGTGGGCTAAGCTTATATCTTCCTTTGATGGAGAACGTAAGTATATTCAGCACTCTAAAGCGAGTGCTAACTATTTCTACGCACTCCATGGACTGCGGTTGGATGATCTGCCGGAGTATATTAAGACTCGCTTCGCTTATCGCGACGGCTTCTACCAGGTGGGAGATCTTTATACCAACCCGATGAAGATGCGTGCTTCTGGTCGCGCCATCACTGTGAAGATTACAGCTGCTAAGGATGGGTTCTTTGGCATTGGCGAAGATAGAGCTGACACGGCTGCTGACTCGACTTATCTGAAGAAAGGCGAGAGCTACACGTTCTTTGCTGACAGTCCTCGTAGCTACTCGGAGTCGGGCACCATGCTCTATTTGTTTGGTGCTGCTTCACTCGCAAATCTCGATATTAGTGCTGCCACACCAAAGATGCAGGGATGGGATATCCAGTATTGTAAGCTGCTTCAGCATCTTGTTGTCGGCGGCGAGAATTATGTTCCGTACACCGTAGAGGGAACTCTCGACTCAATTAACTTGGGCAATAAGCCTTTCTTGAAGTCGATGGATGTGCGAAATACTCTTGTCGCATCCATTGACGCGAGTATGTGTCCGCGACTCGTCAGCTTGAAAGCGGACGGTAGTCGTGTGCAAAGTGTTGACATCGCAGAGACGTCGCCTATTAACGACCTCTCTCTGCCTTCTGCGCTCACGACGGTTAAGCTCATCAACTTGCCTAATCTGAGCTATGGCCTGTCGGGTGGTAACCTTCAGATTGAATCGCTTGCTAATGTTCAGACGCTACGCATAGAACATTGCTTGAACATTGAGCCGCTGACCATGCTACAGCGCATCGTTGACACTCAGGCGGGCAGTCGACAGCTGGTAGCTGTTCGTGTCGTGCAAAACATGTCGGGCGATGGGGCTCTTCTCACTTTGCTGCTTCAGCTTGGCGTGAAGGGCATATCTGAAGATGGCAAGGTTCAGGAGCAGATGGTTATTGAGGGCTCATTTGAACTGACTAAGGTGCGTGAGCAGTCGTATGTTGATAATCTCGCTGACCACATACAAGGCATTAATATCGTCATGTCGCTGATGGCTTACATCAATGCTGTGATTGATTTCCTCGGTGAGCAGTATGGCGGCGAGGAAGAGGTGGAGCAGGTCACGCTTGATAACGTGAATGACTATCTTAAGCAGTATAACGGCGAGACTTACGACGAGTATTTCAATCGTCTCGCAGAAGCTGATGAAGATATTTTGACAATAATTAATAGATGACATTTATGGCAAGTAATGAACAAAACATCACTGGATTGCTCGCTGCTAAACGAGCACAGGTGGCAGCTCTGCAGGAGTTGGGTTTCAAGGATATTTCCTTCAGCTCTAGAGCTTCTGTCTTTGCAGAGCGCATTCGCTGGGGCGCAGGGCTGCTTGATATAAGGGTGGCTGCTGACAGAAAACGAGACGGTAAAAAATTCTACTTTACCGTCGAGGAGTGGAAAACAATTGACAATGCCTCTCGCTCGGAGGAGTTCGCTTTACGCGGACTCCGTATCCGGGCCAATGGACTGTCTTTCGTCATGGCTATGCAGTATTATCGTGACAAGCCGTGGGGCTCACGAACGGCAGTGCCTGATATCACGCAGTTTGCGGCTCTCTCAACGCTCTTTAACCATCAAGATGTGGCTCATTTTAATGAGGCCATTTTGGCTTACTATGCCGACAAAAACGCTGATGGGGTTGTGGGAGCGCCAGCAGCTGAAGCTGCTAACGGCTATCATGCTTATCTTGAGAGCGATGGGGTCATGGTGAATGGCGTTGCTATCGATGATCAGACTAAATGGATGCTGCCTGATGCAGCACAAGCTGTCATCTTATATCGTTATAGACAAAACATTGACAATGTCATATCTCAGATTTGGGGACAGGCTTTCACTATCGAAAAGTCTGTTGACAATATATGGACGTGTTGTCAGTACAACTATAGCGATTCATATATGTTGTGGGTGCTCAGTGGTAGAATTTATCAGTCCAGCAAATCAAGTAACGCGGCAGTAATACCTATATCGGAGGAGTAATTATGGATAATGCAAATAATAGCTCTATAATCTTGGAGCTTAATAAAAAGGAACAGATCAAAGCTTTGCGTGATGTCGGCTTTTCTGATATCGCGGACGATGCTACAATGAAAGAGATTACAGATCACATGAGATGGCTCGGTGGTCTGCGTGACCTCAAAGTGGCTACTTACCTGAAGGCTTCTCTTAAAGAGGATGTACCAAAGAAGCAGTACTTTACAAAGGAGGAATGGACAAACATGTCTATTAACGAGAAGTCTAAGTATGTCGCATTTGGAGTAGGCATCAGAGTGGAAAAGATGGCTTTCGTGATAGCACTACAGGATGTCGACAATATAACTCGTTTCAAATGGAGCTCGTCCGGAATAAATATTCCTGGACTGAAGGATTTTGGCACCGTTAACAGTGGGGTCTACGATGGCATCGATGGGGAGGCAAACACCGATTTGATTCTGGCCTTCGCAAAGGAGCAGCAGAACCTGTCTTGTCCGGCGGCTGAAGCTGCGCGAGCTTACAAAGCTTTTACAAAGGCGGCAGACAGTACGGTTATCGATGATCCGACTAAATGGTCATTACCTGCGTTTGGTCAGCTCAGGATGTACTATATTTACAGAGAAGAAATTAATAAATTCTTAACAGATGTTTTCGGTTCTTCATATAAATTAACAAATGACTGGTATTGGAGTAGTACTGAGTGGGATGCTGGCAATGCGTGGTACGTCGGCGTCGTCTACGGCTACGCGGGCTGCAACGGCAAGGCCGGCATGGGCCCGGTGCGGGCGGTGGCAGCATATTAACCCTTTAACTCTTTAACTCTTTGTGTTACAATGGTTTGTGACGGCTGTCTTGCAGGAGTGAGGATTTCACTCCTGCAAGACAGCTATTTTTTTTAGTAAATTTTATATAATTGCCATGTAATATTTTTTATAAATTTTAGTTAATGTATTATATGACAAATCCGCACATTGCACAGACATTGCCTATTTACAAGCAGACTTATGAACTATTGACAATGATTGTCAAAATTCGTAAGAATTTCTCACGAGAATATCGTTATGATCTTGGGAGCCACCTCTTTGAGTCTACACTTCGTTGCTTAGAACTCATTCAAAAGGCTAATACAGCTATTCCGGAAGCAGACTACATCCCTCAGTTTATTGGAGAAGGGTCTGCAAATGGTCTCGTGAGACTTTTATGCAGTTTTATAGAGGAATGGCGCAGCAGGCGGGTGAGTCGTAGGCAATATCTCGAAGATTTCATCGTTGAATTCGGAACAGTCAAGATGCTAATTGGAGTAAGCAAAGAGCTGGGGCAGATTTCTATTAACCAAGCAGCGCAGATGGCTGTCTTGACCGAGAGCATCGGCAGACAGGCAACGGCATGGAAAAAGACTGCACAGTAGCCAGAGTCATAATTCTCAAGGGTGTTATGAGTGAGCAATATCTTTCTTTATATGGGTCGCTCCCTTCATCTGACGATGGAGGAAAGAGTTCTTTAGAAGCGACAACTAATGAGTGGGATGCTGGCAATGCGTGGTACGTCAACGTCAACAACGGCAACGCGAGCTACAACAACAAGACCAACATGAACCCGGTGCGGGCGGTGGCAGCATATCAAGAGGATGTCTATAAGTCTACAATTTCGTTTTTTCGGGCAGCTCTGTCTTGTGACAGGAACAAACGATCTTCTCTCGACTGCATAGAGTTCTCGATGAATTCTTCGGATAGTATTGTCAAGCTTTGGCGTGACTGTATCTCTTTTACTTATGAACCTTCCGCTTCGGATGTGTTCATTGTTCCTTATCCTGTTAAACGCGAGGTCTTTGGTGCTGCCTATTGCGACAGAATTGTTCATCATTGGCTGGCTGAACGTATAGAGCCTTTGTTGGAGGCTCGATTTGATAGACAGCAAAATGTTTCTAAAAATTGTCGCAAGGGATTCGGGTGCCTGAGCGCAGTACGCTCGCTTGCAGAGAAGATGCAAAATCTTTCTCATAACTTTGAGATTGATTTCGACATTATAAGACTGGACATTCAAGGTTTCTTTATGTCTATCGACAAAGACATTTTGTGGTGGATGTTTGAAGATCTGATTCTCACAGAATATCATGAAGCTGATCGTGATCTTTTGCTCTTCCTGCTTAAGAAGACTATATATGATGCTCCGCAGCATCATTTCATTCGCCGGTCTCCTCAAAAGCTTTGGCGTGGCTTGCCAAATGACAAGTCGCTCATGTTTAATCCTCCAAACATTGGTGTTCCCATTGGCAAGCTCATTTCTCAACTGTCAGCCAATTTCTACATGTCTGTATTGGTCGACTATCTTCAAAATGATCTGAAGGTGGAATCTCTCGAGATGTTTATGGATGATTTCGTTATTCTCGATACTCACGGTAGAGAACATGCTAGATGGCTTGTTGGAAAGATCAGGACTTTCCTTAAAGAGGTGCTGCATGTTAAACTGCACCCAAAGAAAATTTATATTCAACATTATAAGCATGGCGTGCTCTATGTTGGAGCAATGATCAAGCCCGGGCGAATCTATATTAGTAACAGAACCTTGGGTGCTGCTTTCCGTAGAATACACGCATATAACCAACAGCTCTTGAACGGAGAAGGAGAGAATGTGGCAGAGGCTTTTGTGACTACTATGAACAGTTATTTGGGCCTGATGATTCATTACGACACTTACAACAAACGCAAAAAGTTGGTGTCGTTGATGGATAAAGGGTGGTATAAGTATGTTTATGTATTTGGTCATTTTCAAAAGTTAGTGTTGCGTAAACAGTTTAAAAGCAGCGAAAAAATTAAAAAACACATAAAACATGGAAAATTCAAACAGTTCTTCATGCCAGAACTCGAAGAAATGGGTGCCGATACAGCAGCTTCCAAACGGGGAGTGGCAGCTGTCGATAAAGATGGAGCACCTTGATTTTGAAGATCTGGCTCACCCCGTCATTATGTACCACAACGTTACTTATTTCCATCGTCCTACGCTTGAAGACATCAAGAGAACGTGTCTACACATTGCCATGGCTTATTTGGGTGAAGTGAACTATGGTCCCGACACGTTTGATTTCTCTCCCTATCTGGTCTATTGATTCGTGTCCATTCATTGTTTCTGAGGTTTGATTATTTTTGCATATCAACAAACATTTATAGATATGCGAAATATTAATCTTATTATTGTTCATTGCTCTGCTACACCTGAAGGACGTGATGTGTCTGTGGCAGACATTGACCGTTGGCATCGAGAGAGAGGGTTTGATGGCATCGGCTATCATTATGTTGTTTATATTGATGGTTCTGTTCATGAGGGAAGACCATTAAACAAGGTGGGTGCCCATTGCAAGGGACATAATGCTCATTCTATAGGCATCTGCTATGTCGGTGGTGTGGACATCTACGGTAAGCCTAAAGATACAAGAACTATAGCTCAAAAGGATGCTATTGTTAATCTTCTGATGCGGCTGAAAAGACGCTTCCCTAAAGCTGTCATTCGTGGACACCGAGATTTTGCTGCAAAGGCGTGTCCGTCCTTTGACGCTACAAAAGAGTATGCTGGAATATCTAATGCTTAAGGAGTATGGCACAGACAGGTCAGGAACCACAATTGATGTCGGCGGAAGAGTTTAACCAGAAGGTTAAGTCATGGGGCGAGACTGTGCGCTCTCGCTCGATGGGCACACTCGTCGCAGAGACTAACGTCTATAGTGGTAATCTTCGTTCACGGCTGAAGGCGGCGACTAAAACTGAACGTGATGATGGTCTTGCACATGCCGTAGCGTTTAAGTTCGTACGCTATGGCGTGTTTGTCGCTTATGGTGTTGGTAATGGATATATCAGAGAAGGCGGTAAGGTGGTGCGAGGTTCCCACAATCCGAATCGTATTGTGGCTTCTGGCCCTATTAGGCGTAGACCCGTCGATTGGCTTGACAAAAATATTGAAACTCAAATCCAAGGCCTTGCTGATATCGCCGGCGATTACTATGGCGATAAAGCGGCAGAAAATGTTCTTGAACAGATGAACAGAGTTACTATCATAAAAAAATAAAATGTGGGGACATGATGGATAGTCCCCACATTTTTTTTATTTTTTTTGCCATGGCAAAGCTTTGGCATTGAATAGTTTATCACGGGTTTTACCAGTGAATTCCCATTCATTGAGTCTGTCGAGTATGAGGTCTTTTTTTAGCATCATCTCTCTAAACTCCTTGCTGTTGATGTCCATGTTTTGTTCCTTTGGTACCCATCGCCCTTGTTTGAAAACCATGTCACGCTTCTTCATCTCCTTGCAGTATAGGTACCCATAGCCACATTTGGCAGCGTCTTTGAATTCTGGATACAAACTTGCAAGGGTGCTGTCTGCTCCGTCAATACTCTTTTTTGCACTCTTCGTAAGGAATATGATGGCGAACAGTGCAACTATAAACAATGCTTGTAATGGTGTCAGGTGGTACATAGTTGTAGCATTTGGTGTTATTGTTTTTATGTTGTAAAGGTAGCGATTTTTTTTGAATTATGCAAGTTTTTCGTCCTTTGTTTTATGCTCGTGATAAAGTATTTTTGCGAAAATAAAATTTGGATGATATGGCAAAAATATTTAATAGAACGGTTACTGTCAATATTGATGGATCGCAATTAAATAACACTGTTCCAGGAATACAAAAGAAGATTCGTGAGCTGACACGAGATGTTAAGAAGATGACTATTGGAACAGAGGAGTATAACAAAACTGTAAAGAAAATTTCAGATCTTAATTCTATCTTGGCGGATCATAAGCGTGCCATTCGTGGTGTTGCCGAAGAAACAAAAAGTCTCGGAGAGAAGATAGGTGCAGTAGCTGATTTCTTTAATAAGTGGTACTACTCTGTCCAAACTGCTCTCGATGCTTTCGGAGGTTTAACGACAAGTGCCCGCAGTGCTGTAAACGCCTATGCTGAAATGGAAGAGGCAATGGCTGATGTGCGTAAATATACTGGGCAGACTTCTGGACAGGTGCATGAAATGAACGAGGATTTCAAAAAAATGGATACTCGTACGGCGCGTGCAGAGCTTAATGCTCTTGCTGGTTCTGCAGGACGTCTTGGCATAACAAACAAGGAGGTGATTGAGGAATTTGTCGATGGAGCAAATATGCTCAATGTGGCTCTTCGTGACGATCTCGGAGATAAAGGGGTCGATCAGGTTGGCAAGCTTGCGCAGATGTTTGGCGAAGACGATAGGAAGGGCTTGCGCGGCGCAATGCTTGCAACAGGTTCTGCCGTGAATGAGTTGGCTCAGTCTTCTTCTGCTAATGCTGGCTATATCGTTAACTTTACAGCAGACCTCTCGGGTGTGGCCATTCAGGCTGGCATGACGCAGACGCAAATAATGGGCCTTGCATCTGCGCTTGACCAAAACATGCAGGAGGAAGCAACTGCTTCTACTGTTTTTTCACAGCTCATTACGAAGATGTACCAAGAACCTGCACGTTTCGCAGCGCTTGCTGGGCAGGATGTTAAGAGCTTTACAAACCTTCTGAAAACAGATGCTAACGAGGCTCTTCTGAAATTCCTGTCAGCAATGCAGGCAACTGGAGGCTTCGATAAGATGGCTCCTATGTTTTCTGAAATGAAGCTTGAAGGCACACGAGCTGTCGGTGTGCTCTCTGCTGTTGCTTCACATCTTGACCAGGTGAGAGAGGCACAGCTGATAGCTAACGATGCTTACAATGATGGCACCAGTATTATCAAAGAGTATAATGTGCAAAACAATACTGTTCAGGCCAATATTGACAAGGCTAAAAAGCAGTTCCTTGACCTCAGCATTGAACTTGGAGAGAAGCTGCTGCCTCTCGTGCAACATAGCATCACGGCAGGTTCGCTTCTTGTCAGAACCATTCGGCTGCTTTATGGTGTTGGTGAATTCTTGGTTAAGCATGCTGCTGCTATAGCAGCTGTGTCAGCAGCTCTTTTGTTTTATAATGGCGTATTGAGCATTACTCTTATAAAGACTAAGCTCTACAATGTGTATCTCGGTATTGCAATAGCTCTTGACACGAGCTGGAGGGCTTCTGTTAAACTTACGCGTGCGGCCTTGGTTGCCGTGCATGCAGTCTGGGCATTGGTTACTAAAGGTGTGCAGGGCTATATTGTTGTAATGCGAGCAGCTAAATTGGCAAGTCTGACGAATCCTTGGGCGGCACTGGCTACGGTGTTGTCGGTTGTAGGCGTTGCCATATACTCTGCTGTTAAAGCATGGCAAGAGCATAAGAAGGCTGTGCATGATAACCTACAGGAGGTTAAAGAGGCCAATGCCATCAAGCAGCAGCAAGCTGAAATTGACAAAAAGGTGGCAGATTCTCATGTTGAGGAGAAAACACGCATTGAACAGCTTAATAGAATTATACACTCAAATGCCTACTCGGTGAATGAAAGAAGGGCTGCAATAGTTGCTCTACAAGAGATCATCCCCTCTTATCATGCCAGCATTAGCAACGAGGGCAAATTGTATAACGAAAACATCGGGTCAGTAAAAGAGTATATCAAACAGCTTGACAGACTGGCCATGGCGCAAGCGATTAGCGAACAGAAGGTAAATATCGCTCGTCAAAGACTTGCTCTTAAACAGAAGGAGCAGCGCATACGCCATTCTATCAAAGCTGTTAATGCTGAGATTGGATCTAACCCAGAGTATTACAAAGAGTATTACAATTATAAAGAGGGTGGTCGCACTATGCGAGGTGTCAGTCACGCTCTCGCAGAAAAAGAGAGAGAACGTGGCGTGCATGAGCATAGACTTAAAGATAATCAGAGTCAACAGAAGATACTTCAAGCTCGTGAACGGGCTCTTGATAATATGGTTGAGAGTGACAAGGAGCTCAAAAGTGCTGTTGTTAGTCAAATTGTTAGAAATAATTCTAAGGACAACGCATCTGGCGTTGTCAAACATGGGCATTATGTGTCTTCAGAAAATGCTGATAAGGCTGCGGCAGCAAGAAGAAAGGAGGAGGTTGAAGCTGAGAAGAAGGTTAAAAAGGAGCTTGATGCGATAAGCACCGAGTATGAGAATAAACGCACTAGGGCTAAGGAAGCTTATCTGAAGGGAGACATCGCAACGCAAGAGGACTATAATCGCATAGTTGAAGATCTGCAACTTGAGGAGCTTAACAAGAAGCTTGAGGTTGCGGGACTTGAACCAAAGAAGCGTGCAGAGATTGAGAAGAAGATACTTGACTACAAGGTTAAGCTTTATGACCAGCTTAAAGAGATTGAACAGTCGTTTGGTGATACAGAGGCTGAGCAACTCAAGCATGAACTTGATAAAATTGAACAGAAATATAAGCAGGATCTTGCACTTCTGGATAATCTTCATGAAAAGAAGATCATCAGCGAGCAGGAGTATCAGGAGAAAATAAAGTTGTTGAAAGCGAGATATAATAAAGATGTAGAGAGCGCTAATATAAATGCAGCTAATAAGATGATTAGTGATGCTAAAGATTCTTTCGAGGTTATCATGAAAGAACAACACAAAGCTAATATAAAGGCTGGCGTTCTTGATGAACAAAGTCAGTCGGAAAAGCGTGAAGCTTGGAAGGGATATCTTGAGAAGATGCTTGATGATACGAAATTGTCTGGCGAACAGCGGATGGCTATACAGGAGGAAATTGATAATGCAGAGGTTGAACAAACGGAAGAGTCGTTACAAGCAAAGCAGGAAATGACACAAAAGTATAACGATATTCTCTGTGAGACTATTGTGTCAGCTGGTCAGGTGCTTGGTGAACAGTTGGGAAAAGTATTGCAAGGAGAGAAAGCTGATTTTAAAGACTTCTTGCGTAGTATACTATCTTTGGCTATCGAGGCTCTTGAGAAGACCGTACTTGCTGCAAGAGCAGCATCCATTGCCAAGAATGTGAGTACGTTGGGTGCAGCAGGTATGGCTAAAGCTGCTGTAGAAACGGCGCTTATTACAGCTGCGTTCGAAATGGCTAAATCTGCTGTCAGCAATTTCTACACTGGTGGCTTCACGCCAAACGGACCATGGAATAAGCCGCAAGGTGTTGTACACAGCAACGAGTTTGTTGCCAACCGCTTTGCAACGGGCAACCCTCATGTTCTTCCAGTGCTTAACCTCATTGACGAGGCTCAGCGTACTGGCAGCGTCTCTCGTCTCACTTCTGATGACATCGCTGCTGTTATTCCATCGCCTCAAACTTTTCGCCATGGTTCGGCGGCTCAACAGTCACCAGCTTTTTCGTCTCCCTATGTTGCTTCGCAACAAGAGGCTGTTCTGTTGAATGTCTTTTCGCGCGTAGTCAAGTCTCTTGATGCTATCAATGACCGGTTCTCGCAGCCTATCATCGCTGAGACTTATGCGACTGGACGGCATGGTACCATCGAGGCTGAAGAACTTGTAAATAAAATGAAGTCGAATGTTAGTAGAAGAAGAAAATGATAAAACTGTTAATTGATGGGCATGAGGCGCATCTTGCAGCTGATGTATCTCTTGAAATATACGACCGTAATCCGTTCTTTACATCTGAAGGGCAGCACACGTTAGACATTGAGCTTTCTCTTTCTGATGCTCAAAACGCATGGCTCTTTTCTGCCATGCATCGTATAGATGTAAATTCGAGACCTAAAGATCGGCAAGCTGTTCTCTATTGTGAGTCAGGTGTGCTGATCAGTGGCACGGAGGTCGTTCTGGAAATTTCGGATTGTACGGTCAAAATTCAAATTGTCGCAGGAAATTCAGAATTCAATTACGTCACGGGCAAAGACAAGTTGCTCTCGTCTCTCGATCTCGGAGAGGTCACATCACTCACCGCTGGCATGGCTGTCGCTTCTATGCGTGGCTCATACCCAGAGTGGGATTATGTGTGTGCTCCTGTGTGCGCTAATGCGCAATTGTACGGTGGTGGGCTCACTGTTCTAAAAGATTCGTCTACTATTTTTAACCAAGTGACTGAGCGCAAGACGGCTTCGACAATATTTCTCAAAGAAGGCACTACTTTGTGTCCACAGCCTTATCTGGCTGCTATCGTTCGTAAGGTTTTGACAGCTCTTGGTTATGAGCTCAAGACGGATGCTATTGGAGGCAATGAGGAGCTTAAGAAGCTGATCATAGTGCATGGACATAAAACAACAAAGTTCGCAGAAATGGTCGAAGATTGGACGGTTAGTGAATTTCTTACTCAGGTAGAAAATCTTTGTGCTGTCTTTTTTGTCGTTGACCAAAACACAAAAGTGGTGGAGATCCTGCGATCTGTAGATTATTACAAATCTGCTGAGATTGAATATGTCTCTGAAGAGGATGTTGTGGGGGATATTGAGAAAAAGTATGATCAAGATCCTCCGGAGGATATTACATATCATAATGTCTCCTACAAGTTCCCTTCTACTGATATTTACAAGTATTATGCTGTAGATTCGGAACTGATGAAAAAGATTGAGGTGGTGAGATGTCCGATAGTCATGCCAAAATATTCTTGGCAGACGTTTAACATGTATAATGTATGGGTGCAGATTATTGGCGGAACAAACTTTACAACAGACCACGAAATTCCTAAGGCTGTGACCGGTGCCTATGACAAGCTTTTGGCTTACTATGATACTGGTATTGCAGGACCGGGCTTTCCTGTGGTTCTTCGCTCCATTGACCCTTACAATATTAATCTTGCTATGATTAATCAGTTCGGCCCTCGCATTGATCCTGGCAGTGACAGTTCCATGGAGCTGAAGCTGATTCCTGCGGAGCTCGTTTGGACAAGACTTGAGAATAAGTTTCAATATCCATTGCCGGTCATCGAGAATGGTGACGGTGATGTAGGCACAAGCGAAGAAGAAAAGGTGCAGGGCTTGAATGATAGAATCATTAATGGAGAGAATGAAAAGTCTACAAGTGAAACAATGACGATAGCGTTCTATCTGGGTTTGCAACCAAATCTTGTGTCGGATGCTGAAGATAATTTCGTCTCTCCGTTGACGGTCAACAGCAGTACGCTGATACGCAATATTAGACGCATCAACACTGCTGCGGACACGTTCTGGACTAATCAGAGTGTCGTGACGCTCGCTCTTGGCGGCAACTATGATCTTTCTATCAACTCCGAGAATGGAATGTACAACACCTATTGGAAAGGCTCTCTCGATGTAGACCTTACGACTGAATTTTGTATTAAATTCCGTTCGGTGCAGCGTAGAGATGTACGTCATATTTTCTGCATCAGCAACAAAAAGTTCTATTGCCAGCAACTGAAACGCAATGTAGTGAATGGCAGACTGTCGGATGTTGTCGAGGGTACCTTCTATCTCTGTGATACAGACACTCAAAACTCGTCCTCGTAGTGGGTTAGAGCTTTGTTGGCTGTTTTCATGTCTTGAGGCACATAGATGTTTGTTATCTGTATGCTTGAATGACGTGCCTGGTCGCGAACGGATACTGAATCTATGTTGTTACGAAGCATGTTGGTGATGCCGGTGTCTTTGAGCGAGTAGAATTTGTAGCGTTCGTGAAAGCCGAGATCCTTGCGGACATAGTGATGCCAGAAGTCGCGAAATGATTTCTCGCTACGATATTCTTGCCCGGGAGCGAAATTTCTGCTGAAGAGATAGTAGCTGCCTGGGTAAGAAAAAATGTCTAGGTCGATCATCAAATGTATTACCTTCTGCGGCAGCGTAACTACAGCATCGTTGTGGTTCTTCGCGTTCTGACCGCTCACGCTTATCGTCTGCTGCTTGATTCGGATGTCTTCAATCTTTATGCATGACATCTCATGTGGGCGTAGGAACGTATAATATAATATGTAACAGGCCAGCAAATAATGCTTGTTGTTCTTTTCTAAGTAGCCTCTTAGTCTCTTCAGGTCTGAAGAGGACAGGGTATCTCGGTTCTTTCGTATGTTACGAGACAGCGAGGCGTAACCCTCTGTCGGATCTTTGGGAACGTAAGAACGATTGATGAGGTATTTTGAAAAGGTCTTCAGCCAAGACAAGTAATTGTTCCTCGTCTGAAGTGTGTTGTTACGGTCTACAAATACATAATCCAAAAAGCGGCCGACGGTCTTACGGTCAAATTGATACGCATAATGTATTTGGTCTCTTGACCATTCTTTCAGAATCTTTAGGTAGCTCATATAGCTGGCCAATGTTTCTGCTCTAAAGCCGTTCTCGTTTGACATCTTGATGATGTAAGCCTCGTATTTGCTGCAAACCTCCTCCCAAAGTGTGTATTCGGCAGGATGCTCTGCTTCCACCCATGGATTCCAACCATCGAGGAGCTTTTCTGTGATGCGTTGAATCATCCATTGAGCCTTCGCTTTTTGCAATCGCTTGCTCTTGATGTGGTCGAGCATGATGCGCTTACGGCGCATCTTGCCTGTTGTGGGGCAAAATGCCGTGAATGAGATGTAACACTCGGAGCCTGTGTGAAAGATTGGAGGGGTCCAGCCTTTCAACTCGTTAAATTCTGTACTTTTGGAAAACATTTTTTTGTCCTCTACATTTTTTAGATGTCGAGGACTACGATTAAACATAATATTTTGCGCATTTTAAAACCGTTCCGAATTTCTTCCGACCATTTTTAAAGCGACAAGGGTTAAAACGCTGTAAACCAACGTTTTAACCCCCGAATTGTCGGGATGAGGCGACTCGAACGCCCGACCCCTACGTCCCGAACGTAGTGCGCTACCAACTGCGCTACATCCCGATTTGGTCTGCTCTTATGTCTTAAAAGCGAATGCAAAGGTAGCACTTTTTATTGGAATAAAAAATTTTTTTAAAGAAAAATACAAAAAAAGTTGCACAGTCACAAATAAAGTACTACCTTTGCACCCGCAAACAAGAAAGCTGGTGCCATAGCTCAGTTGGTAGAGCAAAGGACTGAAAATCCTTGTGTCCCCGGTTCGATTCCTGGTGGTACCACTCCTCCTTTCATGATGCCGCAATACTCTTAAGAGTCACGCGGCATTTTTTTTGGCCCTTTACCCACGGCCTCGCGCCGCACACGTCACGTCCTGACGGTCGCGCTGCAAGCCCTGTTTTAAGGCGCGAAGTGAGCGTAAAGTTTTCCACAACCCACTCTTTCGACCACCAATTTCGACATTCGAGACGTGCACAAACGACCCGAAAGTGTGGACAACTGCGCCCTGTTGTGTGGATAACCACACCACATAACGTAGAAAACCGCGGCACAATCAATGTGGAAAAGCACCGCGAAGCCACCACCAAAGAGCATCGTCGGCGACTTCCGCACTCCTTATTCACAATTTCGCATCAATCTATTTTACTGAACATCAACACACAACGAAGTTATCAACAGTCTGTGCATAACTTCGGAGCAAGCGCTATTTGCATCCACAACTCAACATAATGCACAAAAAAACCGGAGACATCCACGCACACAAGCATGGTTGTCTCCGGTTTCATTATTACGACATGCGACAGAAGTCAGCGTCGAGCCGTCACACGACGGGAGCGCGACGGGGCGTCAAGAAGCTGTCCGTCAGCCGAGGATATAGTCCATTGCGTCTATCAAAATCTGGTCTTTGTCCTGCTCTTCCTTTGTCAAATCGTCGAAGGGCACTATGTCGGCATGAATAAACCGCTTCTTGTCCGTCTTCGCGCCAGGCGCAAATCCCATTATCAACTCCGACATCATCCAGCGGCGATGCTCCGCCTCGTAAATAGGACGGCGCTCGCCCTCCATGTCGAAACATGCGCGTCGCAGCGGCATCGCGTTAGCACAGAATATGCTGGAGTACTTGTCTGCCTCGCAGATAGAGTACCACGCCTGCTCTGCCGTGGGCATGACTTCGGCAGCATAGGCACGATGGTAGACGTAGTTGACACGCTGTCCGCACAGCGAACGGCGACAGAACAGCGGGTCGCCGAGTGTGCCATCCATCTGCCCAAACACCTCTATATGTCCATACATGCCCGTGGCGTTGGCGCGACGGATAAGCCGATCGGAGCCTGGGAGGTAGACAGCGACACGTGCCTCCTCGTAGATGCGACGCGGAAGATGTAGCGCCG